TGCTAAGTCTGCTGTAGCTGATACATATAGTATACTTGTTTCAGGATGTTTAGTAAGCCACCAAGCAGTACGATAAGCGATTAGTTTAGACTTCATATGCCCACGAGGAAGTAATACTAATTGGTTTTGTTTAGCATCTTGTCTAGTCCACCAACTTATTAACTCTTCATGTACTGCACCCATCATAAGATGGGGAGCTACAAGTCGTATAAAAGTCAACAGATCGTGTTCTGCTGCTTCTCTAATTTGGTCTAATTGACTCATTTCTTTTTACCAAAGATCCTGTCATAGTTTTCATCAAACTTCTTTTTATCTGTAGGTCTTTGTTGACTACCTTTACTCATTTTATTTCTTTCTATATTTAGCTGTTTTCTTTGCTACTTTTTTAGGTTGTGCTACAAATTGTTTACCTTTAGCATTACCTTTAGCTTTAGCTGCATTAGTAGCCTTCTTTTCAGCAGGGCTTAGTGCTTTCCAAGCTGCATCAGGTAAATATCTTTTCTTACCTTTACTTGGAGTACCATCAGATGTTCTCCACTTCTGTTTAGTCCAAGCTTTTAAACTCTTTTGTGATTTAGCTAATGCCATTATTTATAGCCTCCACCTTTAGCTTTGTATTGTTTAGCTAACATTTGTGCTTTACGAGCTGACCACTGACCAGGTTTACCACCTTTACTACCTGCTTTAATCTTATTAAAAAGAGCTTTACGCATAGTAGGTTTAGTATAATTACCTGCTTTGTTTACTGTGCTTTTCTTTTTAGTAGCTACCATTTTACTTTATGACTCCAGTATCTAGCACTCATTTTATCTGGGCTAGAGTCTTGAGCATTATGTCGTGCATAGTAAGATTTCTTACGTGCCTTATCTTTAGCAGATGTAGGATTCTTACCTGCTCCTTTTACACCTTGTTGACCAAAACGTATTAGTTTAGTTTTATCTCCTACCTTAGCTACTACTACATGAGATTTCTTAGGATGATTAGGAGTACGTTTAGGTTTATTATATCCTGATACTCCTGCTCTAACTAATTTAGGATCTTTCTTACTAGCCATAAAAATGTACTCCTTCTTTGTTTATAATTAAAACCTGTCGTTCAGGTTGTTCTCCTTCTTTAGGAAATGATATATGTATCCAAGAGTCATACTCTAATATTAACTGGTCAAACTCAATAGAAGAATCTGCTAATACTTCAAATACTCGTCCAACATTATTGTACCTATCACAAGTAAAATCAGCAGCAAGACCAAGTATGTGTCTACTTGTTCGTTTTGATCCCAAACGATCATTGAGATCCTGACACCTAAAACCACTGCTAATATTAATAGGGTTATTATCAAGCTTAGTCCTAACATCTTCTAATCCTTTTGCTAAAGTTTTTAGATTCTCTAGTTGTTCTTCGTTAGGAGTGTTATCTATTCCATGTCGTGAAGCTGTTTGAGATCTAGTAAATTCTATTAATGAAAAATGTTCTGATAATTTCATTTAGTTAAGCCTTTACTTTTCTCCCAAGTTCTAAGACCTGCAAGACCAAGCATGGCTAAAGTTAATTCCATTAAAACATCTGTTTGTAATTGTGGTAATACTAAATTAATGCCTTGTAGTGCAAGCACCCACTGAGCCACTGGGGAGACAACAAACACCCAAGCAAAACCAAACCCACTGCACCACCCAAGGAAAGGACGCCAACCACTAACGAAAACACTGCGATGGCTAGCTTCGATTTTATTCGTTTCAGCCTGAGTGAGATTAATCTTAGCTGCATTATCAATAAGAGCTTTTTCAATTTCTTGTTTGGCTTTTTGTTTTGCATTGTTGTCTGGTATAACTTTGTCTAATACAGTTCCTATTAATGGTAAAATAGCGTTAATCATTTGTTCTCCATACAGAAGTCATAGCTAAACATAATAAACCTGCTCCTATACCTGTAACTACTGCTTCTGTTGTTGGTCCACCAAAACCTGATGGATGTAATATAAAATCTGCAATAGCTGTAAAAAATCCAATAACTCCTGCCATAGCAAACTTACTTTTTGTAATGTGTTCTTTATCTATTAATATAAATAAAATTGTAGCTAATGAAGCTACTGTTCCTACTTGTAATGCTTTTTGCCAATGACCAAGTGTCATAATAAGTAAATTACCTTGAGTCATAGCAACCATACATGAAATAGTTGATTCACTTAATCGTTTAGAAAATACTGATAAGTACTTCTTCACTTAGACACAATCTCCTTCAGTCGTAACGCAGTCTCCTTGAGAACAGTGTACATTTTTATTGTTTTTAATTGTATAGTTTCTTTGAGAGCGTGGAGTGGATCTCGGATAATTTCGTAAGCCACGAGTATCACACAAACTGAAATCAAATGAAGTATTAAACCCATTTTGTTGTCTCCTTAATAATTGACATATTCTACTTAACATTATATATTATGAAGAATAACAGTTATGAATACAGCACCAAAACCTGCTAGTGCTCCCCATATTAATTTGTTTAACATAGTTTCAATACGATCTAAACGTTTGTGTATTGTACTGTAACGTTCTGCACAAAGTCTTTCATGGGCTACTAATTCTTCATGTGGATTCATTATTCACCCCAGTCCTGTGAATTCATTACCTCTATTAATGCTTCTACAGTTGCTACACCTGCAATAGCAGTTTCTAATCTATCACATTCAGTTCTGATAGCATCACGCTTAGTGGTTACATCAGCAGGAATAGCAGTAGTCTTTTCATTTAGTCTTGTAACATACCAATCTGTTTGTGCTAATAGTTTACCTGCTGTGTCTTTTACTTGTTGTTGCATTGTGTATTTAAGACCACGAGTCACTAACTGTTCGTCTGTGTCTACCATGCCACCTTCACCATTGTTAGCAGTAGCATCATACTCTTGAACATAGATTGGGTTACCATCTTCATCTACTGCGTTGACATCTTCCAATGCTTTTGGATTGTTGATATCACCATCCCAGTAGAATCTGTCATCGGCACGAACAGGATCATCTTCCCATGTAATACCGATAGCAGTTCTTTCTGCTTCTGTTGATTTTTGTAACCAATTAGAAGGATACATCACATCACCTACTGTGAATGACCTTCCAATCCTGAGTGTTAAGTTTCCTAATTTATACATAATTACCTCGCTAAAGATTGTTTGAATGGGTTTTCGGCAAATGCCATGTAGATATATGTACTGCCTGATATGTTAGCATCTGTATAAGTATTTCTTTGTTTAAATCCATTAGATAATAAATCTACACCTGAACTCGCTGATGTTCCTTCTGCACCAGCAGCATTTGCATATAGATAATTATCATTTAAATTATACAAACCTCTTGTTTGGTCAAATATAATCCAATTGCTTGTAGAGTTAGTTCTTTTAAACAACACAAACGCAGGTCTAAACCCTGTGTATACAAATGGACCATCAGAAGAACCATTACCTGTGTAAGTTCCTATTTTGCTAAACCCTTCTACAGAATGGAAGCAGTAAGTTACTAATGTTTCACCATTTGCTTCTCCTGCTCCTACTTCAAATGTGGAAGCGTTTGGTAAAGATGCTCCTGAATCTGCTTTTGCATTTGTTAAATTTAAATGTAAATAATCTAATGAACCATCAATAACAGTTGTATATACAAACCAATTTTCTGCATTACTTCTTGATTTTCTGATATACAATTCAGGTGCTTGTGATAATCCATGACCAACTGTGCCTGTTGCTCCAGTGCCAGTAAATGTCACCACACTAAATCCAGATGTTGTATTAGCAGATACAGTCGATGTGATTGTTCCGTCTGTGTTAGATACAGCAGATGAGTCTGAACCTCTCCAGTTCCATGCTACATAAGTTGCATTTAATAAATTATGTGAACCTGCATTACTTTTAATTGTAAATCCATCTGAATCTATGGAAACAAATTTATCTGTTTCATCTGCTTCAGCATTGGTTTTATCTGTCGATAATACATATCCTAAAGTTCTAACAGAGTCATATAATTGATTTGCATTAGCACTATCTCTGCGTTTTATCCATATCCAGTCAGGACTAAAACCTACACCTGTAATTGGGTGACTTGTTAAATCACCATTACCTGTATAAGTCACTGTATTCATATACTGACTACCATCTTTAATCGTGCTATCAGGTAGGTTATATGTATTTAGTTTTTT